AAGCTGATGACCAAGATCCGGGCCTGCGCTCGGCGTGCGGGTTACCTGACTCGGTCCGAGGATTCCTTCGGTCGCCCTGTCATGGGGTATAACGACATTCCGCTGCAGGACATGGGGTATTACTACAACGGAACCAGCACGGTACCCATCGTGGGTACCGACGATACCGCCGGAACCACGTCCCTGTTTGCGGTAACTCTCGGCCTGGATGCATTCCACGCGGCGTCTCCCGCCGGCGGCAAGATCATCAATACCTATCTGCCCGACCTGTCTCAGCCGGGCGCGATCAAAAAGGTTGAAGTGGAAATGGTCGCAGCTGCGATCCTGAAGAACACCCTGAAGGCCGGGGCGTTCAGAAAGATCAAGGTGCAGTAATGGCCAAGTATACTGTGAATTTCCCTGATGGGAAGAAGTTCACCGGAGCATACCTCTCCGTTCTGTTCGCAGACGGAGAGGGGCATACCGACAATGACTACCTGGCCGAGCGTTTCCGGGCCAAGGGACTGGCGGTTACGGAGAATACTCCGGAGGCTCCGGTTGCCGAGGATCCGTCCGGCGCTGAAAAGCAGCTTACGGACATGACCGTGGCTGAACTGACGGCGTATGCCAAGGAACACGAGATTGACCTGGGCACCGCGGCCAAGAAAGCGGAAATTCTGGCGGCCATTCAGGCGGCGGAAAAGAAAGAGTAAGGAGGCACCGGGATGGCAGCATACGCAGATTACAGCTATTACAGCACCACTTATGGCGGAACTGCCATCCCGGAGGCCGATTTCTCGCGAATTGCCCTGCAATCCAGCGGCTACATCAACCAGGTGACCTTCGGGCGGGCTGTCTCAGTAACTGATGCAGCTATCTTGGATCAGATCAAAATGGCCTGTTGCCACGTTGCAGAGGCGATGCAGCTGGAGCAGCAGGGCGGTCCGGTCGTGTCTGAGAGCAATGACGGATGGTCCCGCAGCTATGCACAGCCGCAGAATACCAAGACAAGCAGGCAGCGGCTCTATGATGCCGCGCTGCTGTATCTGGGGCAAACTGATTTGATGTTCCCCGGGGTGGTGCCGCTGTGATTACTGATGTGACGCTCTACAACGCATACCTCGACACGGGCAGTGGACTGGACAAATATTCCAGGACTCAGCTCAAAGGCGTCAGGCTACAGCACAGGACGCTGACCAACGTATCGTCTGACGGCCTGGTATCTGCGGATGAGTTCGTTATGCGGGTACCGGTAGGGGCACCAGCGGGAAAGTCCTACGTCACTCCGAAACAGCTTGCATCGGAAGATAAATCCCTGTGTTTCACCTTCGCTCCGGGTGACGTGGTAGCGGTCGGGCTTCTGGATGTGGAGATCTCCAAGGCATCCGATCTGGCAGCATATGAGACCGTGACCATCCTGGGTGCCACCGATAACCGGATAGGGCTGACGCCACACTGGAAGGTGACGGGAAAATGAGCTTTTCTGCCAAGCTGGAAATGGACAGCATGCAAGAGATCCTTTCCAAGCGGAATCTGGAGACTGGCGGCGAGGTACAAAAGTACATCGACAGCGAAGTGATACGTCAGTGCTCCCCGTATACACCGTTCCGCTCGGGGATGCTGGATACGAGCGCCGAGATTGCCACCGTCATCGGGTCCGGCGAGGTGGTTTACGATACGCCGTATGCCCATTACCAGTGGCAGGGTGACGTCATGGGGCCCAATATCCCGATCATCAAAGACGGCGTTCTAACTGGCTTTTTCTCCCCGCCAAAGAAGGAATATACCGGTAAGAAGCTGCAATACGACCTGTCGACGCATCCGTTGGCGGGTTCCCACTGGTTTGAGAGAGCCATGGCCGATCACAACCATGAGATCTTAGAGGGGGCGAGCAAGGTTGCCGGCAGTAAACACGATTGAGAATATCCGCGCATGGTTCAGGACCTGTCCGGCGATCAGCACGGGGAACCGCTTCAACGTGGATCATGTTGGCCGGGATCCCACGGAATACGCCATCCTGACCACGCCGTCCCCCCTGAAAACGAAACTGGACATCCTCGGGAACGTTCTCTTTGAAACGGTGCAGGAGCTTAATTTCGCCTTTGTGAGCCGTGAAGAGTATGGCCGGGACGTGCTGCAGAATCTCGCAAACCTGGGATTTTTTGATGAGGTCATCGACTGGATCTATGCGCAGAACAAGGTGAAAAACTTTCCGGTGATCCGCGAGGGCACCGTGATGATGATCGTCCCCACCATGACCCAGTACCTCATGCAGGCCGGGACGGATAGCGGCCGCTATCAAATTCAATGCAAAATTACTTATAGGAGGAATCAATAATGGCTGATGCGACTGCTTTCAATCTTGCCTCTGGCCAGAAAGCCGAACGGAGTCTTCTGATCGCCTTTGCGAATACCGGTACTACCGAAGCCCCTGCATGGGAAGCCATGGGCTATGGTGTGGAGGACACCTCCATCGAGTTCGATTTCAGCGAAGAAACCAAGACTGACGTTCTTGGCCTGACGAGTACCAACCTGAAAGCGCCCACACGCAAGCAGAGTTTTGAACCCTGCGAGATCCGAGAAGGATCCGCGCTGCAGCTCAAGCTCTACAACATCATCCGGAATGAGCGCTGGTCTGAACTGATGGCCATGGATCTGCTAATCGTTTACAAGTATGTCGGTGCCGAAGGAGCTTTTGAGGCCGAGCGATTTACCGGATCCACGATCATCCCGAAGAGCCTTGGCGGATCTAATACCCTGGACATGCCGTATGACGTGATCTACGGCGGTACCCATACGCTGGGAACTGCTGCGATTGCCGACGGCGTTGCCACATTCACACCTGCTGCGTAAGGAGTAACCTATGCCGAATCTGGTAATTGAGACTGGTGTCAAGACCTTCACCATCAATAACGACGAGAGCCGGACCATCACATTCAGTCCGACGGACTACGGCTTTATTAAGCGGTTGGAGAACGCATACGAGCAGCTCGACGCAGCGCAGGCCAAGTGGGCCGAGGCGGGCAAAGAAGCCGAGGGCGATGTCCATAAGATGATGGGCGTGATCGACGGCGCTGAGAAAGAAATCCGCAGCCTCATTGACTATGCCTTTGCAGCTCCTGTGTCTGAAATCGTGTTTCATGGCCTGTCCGCTTATGCGCTGGCAGGCGGAGCTCCGCTGTGGGCCAACTTCCTTCTGACTGTATTCGATGAGTGTGACGCCGAATTCACCGCCCAGGAAAAGGCGTCTAATCCCAGGCTGCAGAAGCTCTTGAAGAAGTACGGAAAGAAAAAATGATGTACGATCTGCCAACGAGCCTGGAAGTGGGCGGCGCAGAATATGCAATCCGATCGGATTACAGGGCGGCGCTGGACATCTGCGCCGCCCTTTCTGATACCACAATGAGCAACCAGGAGAAGGCAGTCGCGCTGCTCCTGCTGTATGAGGACTATGACAGCATACCCACAGAGGATGTCGAAGAGGCGTTACGGCAGGCCGTGTGGTTCCTGGACTGCGGCGATGGGATCACCAACAATAAGCCACGCCCGAAGCTGATGGACTGGGAGCGGGACTTCAAGTGGATTGTGGCACCGATTAACCGCGTGGCCGGAACCGAGGTCAGGTCCGTGCAGTACATGCACTGGTGGACTTTCGTCAGCTGCTACTACGAGATCGGGGATTGCATATTTGCGCAGTTTGTTGGGATCCGCAATAAGCTGGCGAAACACAAACGGCTTGATAAACATGATCGCGAATTTTATGAGGCCAACCGTGAGGCCATCGACCTCCGAAACGGTATTACGGATGACGAGCGCGAAATGCTGAAATCTATTTTGGGAGGTGAGCAGAATGGCAGACGGAACCCTGATCTTTGATACCCGGATTGATACTAGGGGTATGAATACTGGCGTTGCAAAGCTGAAGGTGAATTTTCAGAAGGCCACCGATGACGTTAAGCGCCAGACTGCTGCCGTCTCCGAACTGGAAGGGAGGCTGAAGCAGTGGCAGGCAATTGCGGCGGCTCAGCAGAAGAATTTTGGAACTGTAACCGCTCCCACGCAGGCCAGTATCGCGGAGGTCTCTGCGAAGCTGGACACCGCCAAGATCAAGCTGGATCAGTTGAATGTGAAAGCGGCTGAAACTGGGGAGAAATTGCAGCAGGCTTTGTCTCCGAAAGTGCCACTGACTTTTATGAATGCTGCAAAGTCTATGCACAGCCAGATGGCGCGATTTAGGACTATGCTGGACCGGGTAATCCTCCGGGCTGCGTTTATGATCGCCGTATTCCAGGGTATCCAGAAGATCAAGGAATATTTCGGCGCTGCTTTTAAGACCAACCAGGAATATGTCAAAGCGGTTGGGCAGTTGAAAGCAGCTCTGATGACTATGGCGCAGCCGATTATCCAGTTTATCCTTCCGGCGTTTATCAAGATGATTCAGGTTCTGGCGCTCCTCATGACCTATGTGGCCAGATTCTTCTCGATGCTGTCCGGGAAAAGCCTACAGGCATCACAGGCATCTGCAAAGGGCCTGTATGACCAGCAACAGGCACTGGACGGAGTCGGGGATTCGGCGAAGAAAGCAGAGAAGTCCATGGCGAGTTTTGACGAGGTCCAGAAGATCGGAAACGACTCCTCCAATAGCACTTCTTCCAGCTCCGCATCCGATTCCATCGCCCCTGCCTTTTCTGCCTTGGATGATGCGGATGGAAAGCTGCAGAACATTGCCAAGCTGGTCGGTGCGATCGCCGCAGGGCTGCTCCTTTGGAAGATCTCCGGCATGTTTACGACCGGGTTGCAGCAAGCAGCCACCCTCTTTGCCGGCCTTGCGCTGATCATCGGAGGGTGCTACTTGGCCTACCTGGGGTTTTCAGATGCACTCGAAAACGGCGTGAATTGGAAGAACCTCGGTGAGATTATTGGCGGCGTCATTTTGATTGCAGGCGGCCTTGCGCTCGCTTTTGGAACTGTTGCAGCTGGGGTCGGCGCTATCATCGCTGGCCTGCTGATGCTGTACATTGGATTCAACGACATCATCAAGAACGGAGCCAATCTTCAGAATACGCTGCTGGTGATCGCAGGCATCATGGCTACAGGGCTGGGGATTTCACTGCTCACAGGC